ACTCGCTGATGATGGTAGATGTGTTTCTCCTGTACAAACAATGTAGTGCTTGTGCATAACTGGCTGGCTGCAAACGGAGTTTGATTTACACGGAAGAATTTAAATTTTAAAATTATCATTATGAAAAAGTTACAAAAGATTATGAACGAGATTGCCGAATGGTCTGATGCTACATTCGGAGAGGGACAGCGTACTGTGCCAATTTTGCACCATTTGAAAAAGGAAGTTGACGAGGCAATTGAAGTTTGTTCCAATATGCCAAAAGGAACGCCTGATGCAAAGTGGGAATTTGCTGACATGCTTATGTTAGTGCTTGATGCCGCTACACATTTCGATATTGATGCGGAAGAACTTATTATGTACACAAAGCAGAAATTAGAGATTAACAAAAAGAGACGCTGGGGCGTTCCTGATTCCAACGGAGTTGTAGAGCATCTTAGATAATTTTCAAATTTAAAGGCTGGGAGTGTAAATGAAACTTGGCGGGACTTAATGACTACTGCCGTCAAATTACGTTTGCAGCTTGTTAGAAACTGCTACCGTAGCGGGTTTATTCACACACCCGTCAAGGTTGCAGCCAGCCAGTTAGAATCAACGGTAATACCGGGAGTGTCAGAATCTACCTTTAAAATTCTTGTTTAAAGGTAGTGACACGAAGGGATTAACCGAAGCGCAGCGGAGGTAGTTGATTCTAACGGTTGGTGTTTGTTGTCGGGTTTTTACGAATTTGAAAAATAAAAGTATATGAATGAAAAACAACAGGTGATTAAATGCTTAGAGCAATTTGACACTAAACAAGAGAAAGTAAGCCAAGTCTTATTCAATGTCTATACAGAGGAGATGAACGCTTTGGTGCGATTAGTAAAAAACTGCAATAAACACAGTGTTACCAACCGTAATTTAGCATATAAGGTAATGCTTCGCAGATGTGGCGCAATTAATAATGCAGATGGAACTTACACAATACAGGAAGCCGATTTAAAGGCATGGTTTGAAAATGGAGACC